CGTCGAACTCGACGTCGACATACGCGGCCGCCACCGAGATCGCCTCCATGGCGGCGGTGGAGAGGGGAGCCCGGCCCAGGTTCGTGTGCAGCACGACCCCTGTGGCGTTGAGGACCGGCCGCAACGATGTCGTGCGGGTCGGGAGACTGTCCAACACCTCGGCGACCACGTCGTCCGGGGTGATCTCGCCCGCTCGAGCCCGCGCCTGCGCGGCCGTGACCGCCGACTTCACGACCACCGCACCCAAGCGATCGCCCGCTCGCGCCACCCGTGCGTCGGCCAGGACCACGTCGGTGCGCGGGATGCGACGGCGTTCATCGGGCGGCTCCACCGGCCCATTCTATGAGTTCGCCCCAAAGCGTCCGCCCATGGCGGGTTGACAGGACGCCACCGGACACGTGTCACACGAAGCGCCTCCGGCCGGCTGACGAACGGTCTCATGGTGACCGTTCCACTCGACGATTCGGTTGGACCGGACCTGTTCATCAATCGAAGATTCGAGTGGTCAACGGTTCGGGCGTGGGAGACGCTGCTTCCATTCCGTGCAGCAGCTCATCCCGGCGAACCGCTGAGGCCCTACGCAGGACGTATGGCGGCGGCGGAGGCGGACGGGAATCGAACCCGACCGCCTCCATGCGTGTCAGGGGAGAAACCGCAGGTCAGCCGCCTCCACTGCCCGCTGCCCGGTGTCGTCGCCCACGCTCGCCCACGCCAGAGTGTGCCCTCAGGGCACACCCCCGCCCACGACGAAAACCCGCCCCGCTCGACCAGCCAGTGGGGGCGGCCGGGAGCGGGGCGGGCGTAGGAGCGGTCAGGCGTACTATTGGCACTGTCTCAGGCACTAGCTTGGGGAAGTGGACCCGGCAGCTCACCGGACGGTGAGTCGGCCGGGTTTCGCGCGTCAGGTGTCGGTCGTCTCCGCGGTCAGGATGATGTGCGCCCACGGCCCGTCGATCTGGTGGAGGTTGTGGGGCCGTACGCGCAGGTCTTGCCGGGGTTCGCCGCCGCAGCTGAGGACGCCTTCGATGCGACCGGCCTCCCAGCCGGCCCAGTAGGACTGGTCGTCGAACGCGCCGCCGTTGGATGCGATGGCGACGAACCGCAGCGCGAGGTCATTGTTGTCCTTGCGCTCCATCGCATCAGGTCGGCATCAGTAGAGCCATGTCAGGTTGGTCTCGTAGCGGAGTGTGGCCGACCGCGGCGAGGGTCTGGGTGAGGTTGTCGACCCACGTCCTCGGGTTGTATGGCATCGGTGCTCCTCAGGCTTGGGCGGGCGGGACGGGAGTGCCGGGGTGATTGGCCGCAGCCGTCGCGCCTCCTGACAGGGCGACGACTGCGGAGCGGGTCTAGTTCGTCTGCCAGAAGAAGTGGTAGAGGCCTACGGCGATGACTGCCCCGGTTGCACCTGCGAGGACGATGCCCCATACCGGGTTTGCGAGGGCTTCCCGGAACTCTGTGGTGAGGTATTCGTGTCCGTTGTTGTGAAGCCACCAGTCGATGAACCACACTTCGCCGACGGTCTGGACGATGATGGCGAGCCACAGCCACGCCCCAATGGGGGATTCGTCTATGAGTTTCATGGCAGCCTTCCCGTCACGGCTTCGGGTCGATGAGGCCTTGGATGTATTGTGACGCCTCCCAATCCGCGTGTGCGGCGGTGTGCGCGCCGGCCGCGCCGCGGTGATGGTAGGCGCACAGCCAGCGAAAGTTCGCTTCCGACTCGATCCACTTGCCGACTGCTTCTGGATCGGAAATCCCGGGGTAGTCGTGCTCGAGCGCCTTGAGGTCCACACCGTTCTGGAGGGAGAACTCGACGTGGGCGTGGTGAAGCTCCAGCGGCCCGTCACTGCAGTGGTCGACTCCGACCCTGTCGCCGATGAAGCAGGTGGCGGTCTTGGAGTACTTGCGGTGGTAGGCGTTGAAGTCCACGTAGTGCGGGTCGTCCTTCCTCGCCGGGTGGGCTGGGAAGTGCATCAGGTACTTGTGGCCCTGTGCTGCGGAGTGGGCGGCGACCTGCTGCGCCGGGGTGGGACCGGCTACCGGTTCGACCTTGACTACAGACTCGTCTGCCATCGTCAGGCCGCGGGGGGTGCGGGTGGCGTCGCTGCTGGCACGGCCGCGCCGCTCAGGTGTGCGAGGGGCACGACCTGGGAGCGGGTGACGCCGCCGCCGATGAGGGCGAGGACTGCGCCGGCGGCGGCGGTGATAGCGGAGCTCTGGTCGTTGGACACGACGAAGCCGAACGCGCCGGCGACGCCGATGAGCGCGAGGATGAGCGCGACGACCATTGCCGGCTCAGTCTTGATCTTGTCGAGCATGGGATGACTCCTGAGGGTTGCGGGGGCGATGCGGTAGGTGGACATCAGTGGGTGACGATCCACATCAGTGGGTGACGATCCACTCGATGCGAGTGGCGCCGCCGTGGCCGTGGATGACCTCGACGTCCTCGATGGACGGCCAGACCACGGTGGACTGGCGTTCGCCGCGCCACCTGATGACAGTCACGCCGTCGGGGAAGACGACTCCGTCAGCGACGACGCCCGTGCCGGAGACGCCGGTCACGTCGAAGTCGCGGGCCAGTTGGAAGAGGTGCATCAGTGCCGCCCGGTGGGGAACAGTGCGGCGGCGATGAGGACGGCCATGAGCAGGGCGAACCCGACCCACTCGAGGACGCTCACTTGCCGAGCACCTTCGCCTGGATCGCGTCGAGCTCGACCTGCTTGCGGGCCAGGTCGGCGCGCAGGTCCTTGTTGAGGGCGTCGAACTTCTGATCCATCGCCTTGCACCACGTGCGCAAGTCGGTGTTGAGCGTGTCGAAGTGGGACTCGAAGTCGGGCGAAACAGCCATGTCATCTCCAGGTGGTGTTGGTGGAACGGGCGGTGCGGGGCTTGGCGCGACGGGGGCCACAGGGGCCACAGGGGCTACGGGCGGGGTGGGCGGCGGTGAGGTTCCGGTGAGGCGGGCGGTCACGTCGCGGCGGACGTTCGGCATCCACACCTGGCCGGGGTCGGGCTTGTCCGAGGACCACTCCCGGTGCGCGATGACCGAGCGGCCGTCCCAGCCGTGGAAGCGGCAGATGCCGGCGTCCCAGCGGACCATCGCGTCATACTGGGCGGCGCTCATCGGGCGGCCGCCGGAGTACATGACCTCGAGGCCGTAGAAGTGGCTGTTTCCGTCGACGCCGTTGAGGTTCCCGAGCCGCGGGTGCAGCTCGGCGTCCATCGGCGTGGCGTTGTTCTGGACTGCCGCAAGGCTGGCCGGGTCCCCGCCGCCGGCGTGGTTGCAGCGGCCGTTGCCAACGAGGTAGATCGTCCCGTCGTTGCCGAGCCCAGCCTGGCAGAGCGGTCCGGGCAGGGTCGAGTAGCCGTGGAACAGGGTGCTGGCCGCGTAGCCGGCGCAGTCGGACACGTCGGAGCCGGTGTGGTGGTTGACAACCCCGTTGAGTGGACCGAACGGCCCGTGCCCTTCGCGGTTGTTCGTCCGCCAGCCGGGGACCTCGACGACGGTCAGGCCCTCGGCCTTCAGCGCGGTCACCATCTGGTCTGCGGTCATCGGGGTGCTCACGGGCTTACCTCCTGATTTGAGTGCTTGAACAAGGGCGCGCCCAACGTCGACGCGCTGCTGGTAGCGGTCGGGGTAGGCCGAGCGCTGGACTGCCTGCGCGGCCTGCCCCTCGGTCATCGACCCGCGGTTGGTGATCTTGACTAGTTCGCGCAGGAACGCGCGGGCGGACGTGTAGGGGTCCTCACACTGCGCGATGGTCCCCCAGCCTTGGGATGGCCGCTGCTGGAACGGGCCGACAGAGTCGGCGTCCTTATGGAACACCGCTGGCCCGGTCTGGAAGTTGGACTCGGTGTCCGCGGTGATCAGCGCGATCACGGCGTCCCTGTCGGTGAGGGATGCGTCTTTGCAGGCCCGCCAGATCGCCTCGACGATCCGGAGTTGTTCGCCGGCGAGCGCCTGCCCGCCGTACTTGCCGTCTGGGAGAGTCATCGGCGGTCCTGTGGGGCTCGGCGGGAGTCGGGCATCGGGTCGGGCTTCAAACCGGGGGCGTGCTCGCCGATGAACCGCTGCAGGTAGCCGATGAACTGGCGCAGCTCCTGGATCTCGGCCTGGTCGATGTCGCCTTGGCTCTCCAGGATGGCGATACGCCCATACGCTTTGTCCAGGGACTTCTCGACGCTCGCCAGCCTTCCCTCCAGCGCCTCGACAAGCCGGTTGAACCCGTCGACGGCGGAGATGCGCGCGGTCTCTTGGGAGGCGCGGTACACCTTCACCCCGCCCAGGATGGCGCCGATGAGGGTTCCGATCCCGGCGAGTGCGCCCAGGAGCGTCTGCCAGATCATTCTTCGTCCCCTTCCTCGGTCGGCTCTTCGCTGAGCAGCGGCGGCGGCTCGACCTCCGGAACCTTGGTCGGCTCTTCGATGAGCAGCAGCGGCGGCGGCTCGCGCCACCCCGCGCAGACCACGACGATCCCGATGAACACGGTGTAGAACAGCGCAGACAGCCACCCGTACCGGTAGCCGCTGCGGCCGTCGGCGGTGAAGTCGACCCACGCGATGAAGTAGCTCACGGCGCGGACGGCGGGCATCAGATACAGCGCGACGAATCCCCAGCCGTCTGAGCGGACCCTCGGCATCCAGGCATAGCCGATGGCGACGAGTCCGGTCCCGCACCACAGGGCTGCCCGGATCGGCACGGGGATGTGGAGGAAGAGGAGGTCCTCGGCGGGCGGCGGGACGATGGCGGCGCCGATGCCGATGAGGATCCATGCGATGCCGAGCAGGAGGAGGACCTCGCCCCGTTTCCCGAGCGGCATGACGGGCCACCGGCGCCGGCGGGCCCGGGCGAGGACGATGGCGAGGCGGTCAGCGCGCTCGCGTTGTGTGGGCATCAGGCTCGGCCTCCGCGTTCCTTGTGTGCACGGGTGCCTGCGTCCGGGGTGTACATCAGGCGAGCTCGTATTCGCCGGACGCGGTCAAGGTGCCGTTGACCTGGATGGGGTAGTTGAACGCCGTCCCGGTGATAAGGGGGATACCAGTGCCAGCCGACGACCCGTCGGACGTGTCCTGGAAGTACGTCTGCGCGGCGTTGCCGTTGGATCGCGGGAAGTGCAGCACGCCCGTGTTCCCGCCTGCGCCGACCGCCCAAAACCCCAGCCAGTTGTCGGAGGTGTTAGGCACGAACAGGCCACAAGGCCCGGTCTGGTTCAACGTGGCGATGTTCGCGGCCGGTAGCCCTGGCGGGAACGCGAACACCAGCGACCCGCCCGGGCCGGACACGGAGGACCCGAAGGACCAGGTGCATTGGAAGTCGACCTTCTTCCCGGTCAGCCGGAACCGGCCGATCTGCGACGACCCGCCTCCCAGGGTGAACGCAACCCCGCTGCCGGACTGCAACGTCGGGGTCCACGTGTCCCACGCCGTCGGGTTCATCATGTCCGCCCACGCCGCCAGAATGGCGTCGTAGTAGACGAACTTCCCCGGCGAGATCAGCCACGCCACCTGCCCGCCGACCGGGGCCGTGATCTTCCCGTCCCGGTCTGCCGCTGACGCAAACCGGCCGACGAACATCGTCTCCGCGTTACTGAACGCGGTCATCAGGTCGGCGGGAACCTGGTCTGTGGCCCCGGCCGCTGGGATCGGGACGCCCGTGATCGGGGTATTCGGCATGCGCGCTCCTCAAGCTTTCAGTTGTCGGTGGCGAGCCCGGCGCGGATGAGCCCGGCGCGGAGGACGTTGAGCAGGACCAGCGCGGACGTCAGGTCCGTCGGCGCAGGCGGCAGGACGACCCGGCCTCGGCCGCGCAGCTGCACGCGGGCGCCGCTGCCGAAGTCGAGCCACAGGCTGTCAACGCCGTCAGGGCCCTGGAACGGGCGCAGGACGCCGCTCCTGTCGAGTACGACCGGCGCCGGGTCGAGGGCGAAAGGCAGCAGGTCCGTAACCTGCGTCTGCCCGGTGCGCGTCGTCCACGCTGTGACCTTGGCCCCGGGCGGACCGGACACCACCGAGGCGCCCTTGCTGTCCGGTGGGCCGTCGATGGCGTCGCCGCCGAACCAGGCTCTCACTGGACGAACCGCGCGTCGAACGAGGACCCGAAGTCGGACTGGATGTAGGTGCCAGTGGCGGCGGACAAATACCAGAGGACCTCGACGTAGTCGCCGGCGGCGACAGTCACCAGCTTCGCCGGGGTCGCGGCGGTGCCGGCCCCCCCGGACGGTTTCGTCACAACGGACCCTTTCACCCTGACCCCGTTCACCGCGAGACACACAGCACCGAAGCCGGTGCCGTCGATGGCGACGACGCCCTGGAACGACCAGATGCTGCCGCTGCCAGGGGTGCCCGGGACGGTGTACCGGGACGGGTTCGTCGTGCTGTGCCCCTGTTGAGTGTCGAACAGCGTGACGTCGAACAGGACCGCCGTCCACGTGTACGACGCCACCCCCGTCTGCGCGGTGGCCTGGGTCGCGGAGAACAGCGGCGGCGGGGGCGGCGGGGGCGGCGGGGGCGGCGGGGGGGGGGCCGGCGCGAGCATGGTCTCCACGTATGGCTGCGACCCCAGCCACGACACGATCACCGAGTCGCCGATCTGCGGCTTGTACCACTGCGGCGTCGGCAGACCCGGCACCGTGGCACCCAACACGAGGACGTCCACCAGTGCGCCGTTGACAGCCATGACGTACCCCGACGCGCGCGGGTGGTCGCTCACGACAGGTTCCCCCCGTACAGGTGCTGCCGCCGCTTCCGGACGTACTTGACGATCGCGAGCGTGGACCTCGTCTGGGCGGTCATCACCCCGGCCGCGTCCAACGGGATCGTGATCGAGTCCTGCAAGTGCCGCTCCACGATCCCGGTAGCGGGATCGACGACCTGCACCACGTCCCCTGGTTCCAACGCCGGGTTCACCACCGTCGAGTAGTTGATACTCCTAGCGGCGCCGGTGTTGTTCACCAGCATCGCCCGAGCGGCGTTGTTCGCCTGGTCCTTGTTCACGAACAAGGCGCTGTCGTAGAACCCGACGACCCGCCCGAACGGGCCGCCCCAGAACGTCGGCGACGTCGGGTCGTCGTCGGTGGCCAGGTCGGAGATGACCGTCGCCCCGCCGGCGCTCGTCGTGGACCCGCGAGCGACGACCCCGTTGAACACCTGATCCCGGGTCAAGTCGTGCCGCGCCCCGATCAGCACCCCGCCGGGGCCGCCGGTGACGGTGAACACGGGCGGGTCGTTCGGCGACGGCTGCGGCTGGATGATGAAGTCGCCGTAAGGGTCGGCGAACACCTCACACCCCAAGCTCGACGCCAGGTCGACGAGCGCCTGGGACCGGGACTGCGGCCACGTCACCCTGGGCAGGGACACGTCGACCACGTCCGGGTCGACCCGGACCTCAGCCCACGGCACCACCTCCCGCAGCAGTGCCTTGATCTGCTCGACCGCGGACGCCGCCGGCGGAGACGTCCGCGGGAACGGGAACCTTGTCTCCTCAACCCGCTTGAGCCGGTCGATCCCGGTCACCGCGATCCCCTTGAACACGCCGTCGTCGAAGGTCACCGAGCGGATTCCGAACGTGCCGACACAGATCAGCTCCGGGCCGTTGACTGTGACCGCGCCACGCCACAGCCGGATCTCGTTGCCATACGGCGCGAGGAGGTCACCGGATGCGCCGGTCGGGGTGTACGCCGGATCGCCGATGGTGACGGAGCAGGTGCGGCGCGCCAGCTGGGTACGGTTCGCGGTGACGCTGCCGGCCGTGACCGGCAGCCCTTGCGCGACGGTCTTGCCGTTGCGGACGATGTCTGCGCGCACGACCAGCTGGTGCGAGCGGGCGACGGTCGCGTCGAACACCGCCGACCGGGGCTGCATCAGCGGCTCGAGTAGGTGCCGGTGCGGCTGCTGTACGCCGGCAGCGCCGCGGACGAGTCGGCGTACGTGTGACCCGGGACCGACACCCGGGAGCCGACCACGGACGGACGGGCGACCTGCGTCAACGGCAGCGACCACGTCCGCCACGTCTCGGTAGCCTTGTTCACCGGACGCTTCCGGACCACGGCGCCGACGGTGACGTATCGGTCCCCGGTGCCGTACCCGGGCATCTGGATCATGTAGGGCGCGGGGGAAGCCAGCAGCGCCGTCAGCGCCGTCTCAGCTGCGGGGGACTGGGTCAGCACGTCGATCGTGCCCGTCTCGTACTGGCGGATGTCCTGCACGACGATCGGGTCGGCGCGGCCGATGACCCGCAGCACACCCTCCGGTATCGGCGCGGTCCAGTCGGGGATTATCACGGTCTTCACGTTCACCGACAGGCTCGGGGTGCTCAGTGACTTGATCCATGTGGCGAACCCGAAGACAGGGTTGGCAACCGTGATCGCGGCGGCTGCCGATGACGCCAGCAAGGTTCCGGCAACGTTGTACGCGGTCGCGACGTAAGACTGGGCGACGCCGAACGGCGCCTCGTGGTCGACACCGACACCGACACCGCCCGGGGTTATGGCACGCGACAGCCCGCGAACCACCCGCCCGGTCAGGCTGTCGGAAACGGTGACAGTGGACACGCCTGCGTAGGACGCCGCCAACGGCGAACCGGCCGTGGTGAAGTCGACCGCGACCCGGACCGTCGTCAGATCCGGCAAGATGGTGACGGTGACAACACCATCCGATGATGCGGGCACTTAGGTCAGCTCCTCATCGGATGGCGACGGACGAACCGGCGGCGGCGGTGAGTTGGGCGGCCCGGTCAGCGCGGGCGATCTCCCCGCGCATCGTCCCGATCAGCACACCGGACACGTCATACAGGTGGAACGTGCCGCCGCCGCTCGTCTCCTGCTCAGCGGTGCGGACCCGCTCCGGCTTCCCGGTGCCGTTCCACGCCGCCGTGAAACCTGGCTGCAGCCAGCCGCCGGAGTCATACTTCACGAGGCCGCCGTCGCCGTACCCGACGTACCCGGAGCCGGAGGCGACGCCCTTGACGCCGGGAATGTTGTTCGGGCCGCTGTATCGGCGGTCCGCATAGGTCTTCCAGGCGAGGATCTGGTCGACCGCGCCCATCCAGTTGTTGTAGCCGGGCCACGCATTCGACCGGAACGTGGACTCGATGAACTGCATCAGGCCCGCCGAAGGGGTCCCGGCCAGCGCGTTGGAGTCCCAGTTGTTGACGACGGACGGGTTGAACCCCGACTCGTTGCGGGCGGTGGTTACCGCGGCCGCGTAGTAGGGCGCCAGTGCCGCGTTCACCCCGACCGCTTGAGCCCACCAGCCCTCGAACGCCGCAGACCCCTGCCCGCTCGTCGGAACCCCGCCGCCGGACGCGCTCGTGCCCGTCACGGCGCCCAGCAGGGACTGCACCTTCTGCGCGATCCCGTCGGCGGCCTTCCCCACCACGCCCTTCGCGAGGTCCGGGAACGCCCCGGAACCGATCCCGGAGAGCAGGCTGGCGACGAAGCTCTTGATCGCGCCTATCGGGTCGCCGGTGACAGCGGTGGCGACCTGGCCGAGGGTCGTGCCGCTGAGAGACCCGCCGAGGCCGAGCCCGGACGTAACCGCAGACTTGATCGTGTCCCACACCGACCCGCCGTCTGCGTAGCCGCGGACCAGGCCGCCGTCGGCGTGCTTGTCCCAGGTGCGCAGCCGCTCCAACAGCACGTCGCCGCCGTCGGCCCGGAGCGCCCTCGTGGCTGCCACCGGCAGAATGAACTCATCCGCCGTCAGCCACGCCGGAATGTTGTCAGCCCGGTCGTGCGGGGAGTAGCCGCCCACGGGGCCGCCGGCGGCGAACTGCACATGCGGGACGTCGAACTTCGCCGCGCCCACCTTCTCGGCAACGCTGTTGTACGTGTCGACCAGGCCGGCGAACACGGTGTTGACGACGAACTCGATGGGCGCCTTGGCGGTGTCCCGGATGTCGTTCCAAGACTTGGTGACGTTCGTACCCATCAAGCTGAACGCGGCCGAGATGTTGTCCCGCACCGTGTTGAAGGTGCCGACCACAGTCTGAGAGATCCAGTCGACAATCGGCGACGCGACAGTCTTGATGTCAGTCCACGCCTTCTCTACCGCGCTCCCCAGCGAGGTGAACGCGGCCGAGATGTCGTCCCGCACCGTGTTGAAGGTGCCGACCACAGTCTGAGAGATCCAGTCGACAACCGTCCGCACCGCGGTCTGGATGCCCGCCCAGACGGGTTCGATCACCTCGTGCCACAGCGACGTCGCGGAGTCGCCGACAGCCGTCTGCGCGCCCTGGACAGCCGGCGAACCGGTGCCCGTGAACCAGTCGACCACCGTCCGCACTGCGGTCTGGATGCCGTTCCACACCGGCTCGATGGCGTTGTGCCACAACCACATCGCCCCAGCTTCGATATCCTTCCACACGGTCTGGATCGCCGGCCACGCAGTGCCCGTGAACCAGTCAACCACCACCCGCACAGCGGTCTGGATGCCGTTCCAGGCGGGCTCGAAGATCGTGTGCCACAGCCACATCAATCCGGGTGCAAGCTCGTTCTGCCAGATGATGACGAGCGCCTTGACAGCGAGGACCACCGCGGTGATGGCGATCGCGACGGCGATCTTGATGCCTTCCCACACCGGCTCGAAGATTGTGTGCCACAGCCACATCAACGCGGACGTGAGGGAGTCCCTGATCCCGTTCGAGACCCCGATGACCTTGTCGCGTATGGCGTCGTTGACCTCGTAGATCTTGCCCTTGATCCCGTTCCAGACCTCGATGACCTTGTTGCGCATGTCGTCCCAGCGGTCGCTCAAGAACTTCTTGATCCCGTCGCCGACCTCGATGACCTTGGCCCGGATCGCGTCGTTGTTCTCGACGACTATGCGGACGATGTCGTGCCAGACCTCGAGCACCTTGGCGCGCATGGTGTCGAAGGCTTCGAGTATCTTCCCGCGGAGCATCACGCCGGTCTCGGTCAGGTTCGCGACCAGACGGCGGCCGAGCTCGGCGAAGCCCTCCTGCCAACCCTTGCTGAACGCGTCGAAGATGGCGCCCAGCCTGTTGAAAGCCTCCGTCGCCTGGGGACCCCACTGCTCGGTGAGGTTCGCGACCACCCGGCGGCCGATCTCGGCGAAGCCCTCCCGCCAGCCCTTGGCGAACTGCCCAAAGATCTGGTTCAGGTTGTCGAAAGCCTCTTTCGCCATCGGTAGGAGCTTGTTGCCGAGCGTGATACCGAGCGCGGAGGCCGCCCCCCTCGCGTCGTTCATCTTCCCGTTCAGGGTGCCCTGCTGCTCGGCGAACCCGGCGATCTCGTCGCTGCCCTTGTGGACGGCGGCGTTGACCTTGGCAGTGTTTTCCTTGAATGTCTCCAGGCTGACCCCACCAAGCTGCAGGAACGCTTGGAGGGACTTGACCCCGCCGGTCATGTCCGCGAGCGCACCGAACGTGGTTCGCATGTTCGGTGGCAGCTTGCCCAGCATGTTGTTGTAGTCCTGCGTCGAACCCAGCGTCTTCTTGAAGGTCTCAATGGCAACCAGGCCGGAGGGGGCCAGGTGGGTGGTGATCCCCTTCTGGACCATCTCGATCGTGGACGCGAGACCGTTCTTGCCCAGGTTCAGGCCGAGTACGTTCGCATCAATCCCAAGGCCCTTCATCGCGGCGCGGGCCTTCGCCGTCGGCGCCTCGAACTGGCCGATCATCTGCCGCAGATAAGTACCGGACTTCGCCGCGTCGGTGCCGTGCGATGTCATCGTCGCGATCGCGGCCGTCAGCTCGCCCAGACCGACGCCCGCCGTTGCGCCGGCGGCGCCGACGTTCGGCAGTGCCGCGGACATCTGCTGGAAGGTGACCATGCCGGCGCTGGTAGCAGCGGTCAGGACGTTCGTGACGTCGGCGGCAGAGTAACCGGCGCCCTTGTAGTCGTTCATCGCGGACACGACGGCCTTCGACACGTCCGTCAGGTCCGCGCCTTCAATTCGGGCGCCCTTCGCCGCGGCCTCCATGACCTTCAGGCCCTCAGCGCCGTGGTACCCGCCCGACTCGACCGTGTACATGCCCTTGGCGAGCTCGGTCGCGGTGAAGCCCACGTCGCCGGCCATCTTCAGCAGCCCGTCACCTACCATCGTGAGGTTGGCCTTAGACTCCCCAGCGGTGGTGACCAGCTTGGTCATCGCGGTCTCGAAGTCCGCGGCCATCTTGACCGACTCGACAGCGATGCCCCCCGCAATCGCTGCCACGCCGACCAGACCGGCCGCCAGCCGCCTATGGGCCGACTCCGTGGACACGCCCATTCCCTCCGCGGAGGCCCCGACCCTCTCGAACACCCGCGACGCGTGGTCGATCGCGATCAGGTCCCAGACGAGGGACATGGCGTTAGCCGGCATCAGAACCCCCGTGCGCGGACGCTAATGGCGACCATCTCCAGCACCGCGAGCATCTCGGCCCGCGCCGCAGGCGTGTCCTTCTCCGCGGTCTTGTCGAACCAGCCCTTAGCCGGGGCGTACGACTGCGTCACCCAGCCTTGCCCGAACACGGGGTGCCGCCAGGAACCCGAGTTGGTCCGCGTGTACTTGGCCCGGATGCTGACCCCGGCGGAGGCGCCGGTCGTGCGGACCGACATCTTGATGGGCTGGCCCGCAACGCGAGCGGCCAGACCGCCACGCTTCGGCAGATCCGCGGCCGCGGCGACCTTCAAGTCGTCGACAACCGGCTTCCCCGCCGCCTTCAGCGCGCGGACCATCTGCAGCTTGATCCCACCCGCGCCGGCAGCCTTCAACCGCGCCGACAGTGCGGCCAGCTCGGCGGACCCGTTGCCAACTATCACGTGCCCACCTGCTTCCGGATTCGCTGGATGAGTGGGTCCGCGACAGAACCCGGTTCGGCGTAGACGTGGTCGTGGAACGCCGCCAGCGACGCTTCCACGTCCAGCGGTTCATAGTTCTCGGCGCCGCTCGCCGCAGCCGCTGCCAGCAGCGCCTGCCGGTCGCCGAGGACAACCCGCTCGGCCCGCTCCAGCATGAGGACGTATGCGATGTCGCACACGTCCCGCAGGCTCAGGCCGAGATCAGTCCAGACCGTCGTGCTGCCAGGACCACGTCCGGTCGCACCGGAGTCTGCTCGGGCAGTGACGTAACCGAAGCGACGCGCGGCGACGGTGACTTCGACTCGGTGTTCGTCAGCCCATCCGAAGATTCGGAGGGCTGCCCAGTAGGGCGGTCCGCCAACGCCTCAAACACGGCGTTGACCACGACCAGCAGCTCGTCCTCTTCCTCGATGTCGGACGCCATCTTGACGAACCGGGGCCACTCGTCCTTGCGGAGCGCACCCTGGAGCAGGTCCAGCATCGCGGCGAGCTGGTCCATCTGCGTTGTGTCGCTCGAGTCGCGGGTGGCGCGGGCGAACGACATCGTGATGAACGGCGGAACCTTCGACCGCAGTTGGAACGTCTCGCCGTTTAGCTCAACCGAGGCCATCAGGCCCTACCAGCGCTGGCGAACCACATGCGGGACGCCTGGTTGTACGTGGGCGAGATTTCGCCGTTGCCGGACCACGGCAGCGTCGTCGTCGCGGGCACCTTGACGAACCCCATCTTGACCGAGCCGGAGTTCAGGACCTGGAACGCGACCCAGCGCACCGTGCTGTCGGCGGACTCCCAGCCGATCATGGACCGGGTTTCGTTCCCGAGCTGGGGCGGGTCGACCTGGGTCGAGGTAGTCGCACCGGTCCCGGTAACAGTGGTCACCGCGCCGTTCAAGGTCCGGGCTAGGTTCGTGGCGGTAAACCCCTTCAGCGCGAACATGACCTGCGTGGTCCGGTCGGTGGACCGGTACGCCAGCGGCTCAAGACGCTCGGCGGCCATGATCGGGGATGCGGTGAGCTGCAGGGTCAGGTCCGACCCGGTCTCGGTCATGCCGAGGGCCACCCACGGGCCGGCGGTGGCCCAAAGGTCGATGTACGCGCCACCGGCAGCGGTGTTCGCGGGTAGCGCGGTGCCGATGGGCGCCCAGTAGAGCACGCCGGGGTCGGCCAGATAGTTCGGGACAGGCAGGACGGGGTTAGCCATGACGGCGGCCTTTCAGGGGATGGAAAAACCCTCGGACCCGGGCGGGTCAGAGGGTTGACGGGAGGGTGGAGCGGGGCGGTGCTACTTCTTCTTCTTGGGGTCGCCATCGACGGTCTGACCCGTCGGGGCCGCGACATACGCCGCCGGGGCGGGGTCCACCGCCGGCTGGTCCGAGGGCCGCACCAGACCCTGCGACTTCAGGTCGTACTTCTCGACGTGCTGCACAGGCACGTCGTGCCCGGGCGCGAACGCGAGGACACCGTCGAGGAAAATGGGAGCGTTGGCGGTCCAGTGCCCCCACTGCGCGTTCTCCGCGTCCACGACCTCCTGCTCGGCAGCGGTCAGGGACGGCGTGGGGGTGTCAGTTTCAGCCATGACAAGGATCTCCTTCAGAGGGTGGTGGTGGTGTACCTGAGCGTGTGAATCAGCGCGGTGGCGGTGCCGCCCGCGTTGCTGATCGAGTGGACCTCGACCAACGTCTCGGCCATCCCGTTGGGGGACAGCGTCTTGCCGAGGGTGTGGTCCGAGCGGATCACCCGGTCCAGGGCGTCGGCGATGACGAACGCCTCCCCCTGTGCTATCGCCGGGTCGGAATCCCCGACCTGCGCGACGATCTCGGAACGGACCTCACCCGCCTCGTCCCACTGGAAACCGTCCGGGGACTGGATCAGCTGGTACGAACCGCCGTGGTCGTCAGTGACGAACCCGACCGTCACATACCGCTCCGGCTGCTCCCCCGTCTCCGGCGGACCCGCGTAGACGGACACGCCTGACATGCCGGGCAGGGTGGGGATCGTCGCAACCAGCCACGCTTTCACCTGCGGCCACTGAGCGGCCACGTCACGCCACCCCAGGCGGCGCGAGGTACGGCAGCAGCAGCTCCATCACCTCGGGGGCGAGGAACCCGACGTCCCCGCTGTACGACGGGGGCGGCGCGTCGCCGCCACCACCAGCCATCGGCATCGACCCGCGTTCCGCCTCCCACATGTCGGCGACCTGCATAAGGATGGCGCGGTTCACCGGCGCCGGGACGGCGGTCCGGCCTGCGGTGTAGGTGATCGTGAACACCGACCCGGAACCGAAGAACGGCATGCTCCCGCCCACCAGGAGCCGGCGCAGGACACCCGTCTCCGAGTTGACCTGCCACGCCGCCGTGTCATCAGTCGCGTCGGCACCCAGCCACTGCTGGATCATCACCGACTGCACCGACTGCACCGGCGTCCGAGCCAGCACAATCCTCGGGCCGTGATAGTCCACGACCTCCGTATAAGACGCCTGCGTGACAGGGCCGATGATGTCCGCGACCGCAGCGACCGCGTCGTCGAGGAAACCGCCGAGCTTCACGTCGTCCGTGCCGGACTTGATCCGCAGATAGCTCTTGGCGTCGGCGAGGACGACGAGCGGACCTGCTGGCATCGCGTGTCCTTCCGCAAGAGGTCCCGAGCCGTCCCCGCGCCCCCTGACGGATGGCGGGGACGGCCCGGAATGGGGCTACTTCTTGGTGTCCGACGCGCGCGGCGCGGCGGCGTTCTGCAGCTTCCGCTGCTCCACCGCTGACTCCGGCACCGACAGGTCCGACTTGCGCTCGAGGCCGTACTTCTCCTCGTGCTCGACGGACAACAGGACACCGTCTCGCTCCGGCTCCGGGTCAGCCGTCGCCAGGTGGTGCAGCCGGTGCGCCTCCGCGACCGGGTCATCGACCAGATCGGAAACGAGCTGGCCCTCTTCGTCAATGCTCTTGGCGTGAGTCGCCATGTCATGCTCCTATCTCGGTGTGTTGAAGGCCTAGAACGCAGGAGGCGTGAGACCGGGCCCGTTCATCGTCGCGATCGAGGCGTTCAGCCGGTTGAGGATCAGCCCGGCGTAGTTGTAGAGCCGGAACAGCACGCCCAGGCTCTCGGCGTAGGGCGCGGTGAACGCTTGCGCCGTCGGGGTGGACTCGAACAGCCACAGGTCGTCCCGCTTGAGGAGGAACACCACGTCCTGGTTGGTCCCGACGCCGAGGTTGGTCGGGATGTTCGGGTCGATCACAACCGGCAGCGACAGGAACCGGCCCACTGCACCCTGAACGCCAACCGAGTCGTTCGTCGCCATCGGGTTGAACGCAACATCGGCCGGGACAACCAGCGGGCGGCCCTGGGCGTCGAAGAGGGACATGAGCCAGAACCAGCGTCGCGGGTGCATCAGCCACACGTCGGGCTGGGCGTACCGGTTGGTGACGAACGACGACAGCATGCCGTTGGCCTTGCTGTAGAACGTTGCCGCCGTGGGGGTCGCCGCGAGGGTGGCCTGGTTCGCGGCGATGGTCGGGGCGTTGATGAGACCGTTGAGCACGCTGTTGTTGTTCGCGCCCGTACCCGCACCGAGGATGACCTGCGTACCGAAGAACGCGTTGTACGCCTGAGCCAGGTCGGCGGTGATCACCTCATCCAGTGCGAGCGCCGACTGGTCGAGCAGCTGCTGCGACACGACGGCCTTGCCCAGGATCGTGGTGAACCCGGTCGAGACGTAGGACGTGGTGATGTCCGTCGTGGCAACGGTGGAGTTCTGGGTGGTCTGAACGGCCACCGACGTGCCGCCGGTCAGCTTCGGGATGTTGACCGAGGACTCCCCGTTGGGAACGGGTGCAGACTTGAACAGGTCGGCGGTCGCACGCCCGGGGCGCAGGAGGTTGATCCACTCGTTGACCAGCCACGCCGGGGGCGCGAACTCGCCACCTGAGCCGCCGGTGGCGTTGGTGTTACCGATGGCGCGCTGTTCGTCGGCGACCATCTTGCTGGTGCGCACGAGCCGGTCAGTGGCCTCGCGCGCCTTGGACGTGCCCGCCGCTCGATGGCCGAGGTCCTGCCAGTAGGAATGCCCCGTCGCGCCACTCTGGACGTACACGGGCGGGTCGGTGACCTTCGTGCCACTGGTTACGCCGCCCTCGCCGGCTGCAACGCGGGCCTGCGCGGCGCGGGCCTCAGCGGCCTCCGACGCGTCGATCTCGAGGAGCCGGTTGTCGGCCTCCCGCAGTTCGCCGAGGAGCTTGTCGAAGGTCGACGTCTCCTCGGGGCTGAAGTTCTTGTCGTCGCGGGATTCGGCTCCGGCCACGAGCGCGTCGAGCTGCGCCTTGATGGCCTTCCGCCGCTCCTGCATGTTCTCGGAGAGGGACATGGCGAAGCACCCCTTTCAGGGGTTGAAAAATCGGATGGGTTGGCCGCGTTCAGGTGGCGTCGCCGCGTGCCGTATGAATAGGCGGGTCGGGTTAGCCGGGCTGCGAGCGGTACTGCAAACCCGCGTCGACGCGGGTGGCTTGTGGTGGTGCGGGTTCAGTACGTGTCAGGTGTCGATGACGGGGTCAACGCTGGGTCGGTCGAAGAGAGAACAAGGGTCTGCCGGAACACGACCCGCGCCGACGCTGAGATCGGGACAGGGTCCGCGGTCGTCGACTGCTGCACTGTCGCAAGACCCGTCACCGTGTCTACCTGCACGTTGTAGAAGACGCTGCCCGTCGTTGGTGCGGCGGGGATCGCCAACGGTGAACCGGTCACAGCAACCGAAGCGCCGGCGATGGGCTGCACCCGTCCGTCGATCGCCACGACCGTGCCCGTGTCCGGGAGGGTGAGCGTCACGGCGAACAGGTCGTCGAAGACCCCGTCGCCTGTGATGTTTGTGATGGTGAGTGGCATCCGCGTGGCCCTTACTGCTCGTATCCGGCGATCATGTACGCAGCGGTTGTGGCCGCTGCGGTGCCGAGCACCAACTGGACGACCGCTCCGGTCCCCGCAGCCGGTTGAGTCTCGATCCCCATCAACGCGACGGGACCCGTGTCTCCCTTGCAGAACCCCTGAAAGATCGCGGTGGCGCCCGCGTTGATGGTCACCGCGAACGGCGTCGCGCTGTTCGCGCCGACGTAGATGTCGGTGACGTAGAACGTCTTGCCGGCCGTGACTGTCTCCAGCGTGATCGGCGTGGCGGCGGCGAGCGACTGAGTGCCGACGTAGGTTTTCAGTGACTGCCCGAGGGTTGGGCCGCCAGCGTTGACCCGGACAGTAGGCGCGGCGCCGGTGGCGTCAAACAGCGACACCCTGCCGACGACATCGCCGCCTGGGGTGGTGATAGAGGTGGGCATGCTCAACCTTTCTTAGGTGCCGCGTCGGCGGCGGCGAGGATTCGCCTGGCCATGTCCGGGTGCATCCCCCGCGCCGGGGTGTCACCGTCGCCGGGGTCCGGATCAGGGGCGACCTTGAGCACGTCCGCCAGCTCGGCGGTGGCCGCGCCCAGCGCGGTATCAGCCGGGTCGAGCCCCCGCGTGTCGGCGTCCGCGAGCTGCGACAGCACCTGCTGCAGCTTCGCGATGTTGTCCGACGAGAGGGCGTGGCCGCCGCCGCGGAACTCGCGGGCCATCTGCTCCACGAACACGCACCGCGCCTCGTGCAGGTCACGGGCGCGGACACTCACCGACGTCGTCGGGTTCGCCGGGTACGTCACCACACTCACGTCGCCGCCAGCGAGGGACACCTCATTGAGGGTCCGCATCGTCCTCTCGGGATCCGTGTAGTCCCACGCGTCGCCGCCAGGAGCGACACGGAACGCGAACGACATCTCATCCAGGTCACCGCGGCGCATCTTCGGCAGCAGCCGCTGCACGTCCGGGTCGGCTGGGTCCAACGTGGCCCGCGCGTGCAAACCGGAGTCATCGACGGACAAAGCAAGAGTCCCGGACTTCGTGCGGGCCAATGGTTGACCGGTGTGATCCACGAGGAGCCGCACGTCTGGGCTGAGGCCGAGTGTCCGATCGAACGCACGCCGGTCAACTTGCTCACAGAACGGACCCATGTCATAGGGGCGGCCGAACGTCGCCGCGTACCCCTCCAGAGTCGGCGCGCCCGTGGTTGAGTCGTCGCGCATCTCGAACGTGGCGGCGACAGTGCGTGTCTCGAACGCCATGTCAGGCTCCTGTCGGGTTCTCGGAGGTGGGCACCGGAGCTTCCGGTCCCGGTGGGTTGTGCAGGCCCGGCTCCCCGACCGGACGGCCCAGCGGCCCCACCGTCAAAGGCACCATGTCGGCCTCCTTCTTCTGCGCGTCCGTCATCGGGTCCAACCCGTCCCTGGACCGAAGCTCGGAGGGGGCGACGATCTTGCCGGCGAGCCGTTGCAGGTCGACCTTGGCCTGGGTCTCCGCGTCCAAACGGATCAGCCGGTGCGCGTTGAACTGCACGTACTGGGTGCCCGGCAACAGCCGGAACACCGCGTCCTCGATCCGGCGCAGCCAGTGCGCGAGCGAATAGGTGACGAACTCCAGACCACGCTGCTCCGTGTTCGTGTACGTCATCGAGCCACCTGACGGGCCGTCGATCATCCCCGCCGGGACGCCGAAGTAGCGACAGATTTGCGCCACCGACGCCTGCTGGGTCGCGAGGAACTGGGACTCGTCCGGCCTCACCTGGATCTGGGTGTACTTCAGGCCGAGGCCGAGGACGAGCGGGTCCCGGCCCCGGAACGTCGCCATCACCCGGTCCTTGATGGTCCGGGCCTGCTCCTGGTTGACCTGCTGGTCCGACTCGAGGACCGCCTTCGGGATGCCGTCGCCGTCGAAGAACCCGGACGCGAACCGCCGCGAGCTCAGGTCGAGGCCGAGGATCGCGGCGGCGTAGCTGATCGGGGACAGCCCGACGACCGACCCGGGCAGCGTCAGGCCACGGACGTGCCACATGTCCTGCAGCGGGATCACCCGGTCGGCCCCGCTGCCGTTCTTCAGCTTGTACGTGATCGTCCCGCCCGCGTCGACCGCCACGCTCACCCGGTCCGGGTCGAGCAGGTGAACCCCGGTCGCGAGAAGCTGGCCGTCCCGTTGGATCAGGCCGTACGCGTTGCCGCGCATCAGCAGCGACACCATCAGCATGTGCAGCCACTCCGACTGCGTCATGTCCCCGTCCGGTGACGTGACCAGCTTCGGGTCGGCAATCCGTTTCGGCACCGCCATCGGATCCGCAGCCCGCCGGAACGTCTCCATCGGCAGCGACGACACTGACCCCGCCAGCAGCGACACGCACGCCCACACGGTCGGGATCGTCAGCGCCGTGTCAGGCTTCGACGACACGCTGACGATGCCGTTCGCGTCCGCGCCCGGGAACGGAGCCACGGGTGGCTCAGGGAAGACTTGGCGGACCTCCCGCTCACGCCCGACGAAGAGACCCATGCAACCGGCCTTCCGGGGTTAGGACGTGATTCGGTCGAGGACCAACAGCACGCCGGCCACGATCATCGCGGCAGGGATAGAGAGCAGGGACACCCCCGAGACGATGCACGTGAAGGCGAGGATGCCCTCGACGTCACGCGGTTCAAGAAGAGGTTGTTTCGGTTGTTTCACCAGACTGAGTCCGCCAGATTCCCGCCGTAGGTCCGGTGCCCCCAGCAGGCCAGCGTCACCGCGACCAGGGGCGTGATGTCAGACAAGGGTTTGCGCAGGTCCCACGCGAACGCGCCGGAAAGTGTCCGCAGCTGCGCGTCCCGGACCGCGGCGTCCAGCTCCGGCTGCCCCAAATGGCGCACGTCCCGGTTCTGCACCGCGTCGTAGATCCACCCGCACGCCTGCGCGTAGTCCCGCGCCGAAACCGTGTGAACCCGCACCCCAGCCTGTTTCAGGTCGTCCACGAGCGAGCCGGCCGGGGAACCGGGGTCGATCACGACAGAACCGCCGTTCCTCGCCGTAACCTCGGCCAGATACGGCACAATCCAGTCCGTTCCGGGGCCGTTCCGCACGTTCTCGAGGTGAATAACGCCGTCCTCGCGGGCACCCGAGGCACCCACCGCGGCAGTGCGCCGGTCCTCCGCGATAGCGGCGGCGAACACCGGTGGTCCGTCGATGGTCGACGCGCGGTCCGCGCAGCCCTCCCAAGTGCCCTCAGGGAACACACCGCCGAGCACAGGCACCGGGTCGAACACACCCAGACGCTCCCGAGCCAGACCAGCCCGGTTCCCCGAGAAGATGCCCCGCTCGATCGCCAGATAGTCAGCCGAAACCCGCGTCCCCAAACCGGGGTTCGCCATCGCCAACAGCTCCAGGTCCGACGCGTCCGGCGGCGGCGCCCCCACCTCCGGCTGAGGCACCGACCACTCCATGTAAGCCAGCGTCGGCGACCCCGCCACACCGCGCTTACGGATGCCCGCCAGGACGACGCTGTGCTCCTTGCCGGCGCTCGAGGTGTACCAGACCTGCGGGTTCGGCGCCGTCGTCATCGTCGGCGCCAACGCCTCCATCTCGGCGTCAGTCAAGTCGTAAGCCTCGTCGAAGATCAGTAGGTCAGTGCCCGACAGACCACGACCGGCGTTCGGGCCGCGACAGATGAAGGACAGCTTGCGCCCGTCATGCAACTCGATGGACTTGTCCACCGGCGAGTTCAGCACCCGCTTCACCCGGCGCGACAAGTCCGGGGCGCCGTCGATGACCTGCCGCACCCGCTTGAACGCATCCGCAGCCGTCCGGAACTGCTGCGCAGTGTGGACGATGGACCGCTCCTCGAGCAGGAACAGGCCGCCGATCTCCCGCGCCTCCAGGATCGAGCCCTTCCCGTTCTGGCGCGGCACCACGATCCCGACCTCACCAGCCGCCCACCGGCCATCCGACCGCTCACCCATCGCCGACCGCAACGCCAACCGCTGCCACGCGTCCAGCACCAGGCCGTTCTCACCGCAGAAGTCCGCGATGTCATCGCCCGACGAGGACACCGCCGGCGGGTAGGTCCAGACCCGTGGAGTCTCAGAACCCCGCGGCAGTACGACGGGCGGCGCGTCGAGCAGCGAAGACGTCAACAGAATCCTCCACTCGAGGGGTGCGCTCACGCAGGGCCTGCAACGTCGCCCGCAGCTCCTTGACCATCGCCGGCGCCGCCATCAGTGACCGGCCCGAGTCGATGGCCGCGGCCAACGCCAGCGCCGACTGACCCTCAGGGGTGCCGACCGTCCCCAACGACTCAAGCTCGGCCAACGTCGCCGCACGGCAAGACGCCGGCGGCCGCTTCTTGGCTGGTGGCACCCGTCATCCCCGTCCGGTCGGCTACGCTGGTGGTGCTATCGGACATGCAGGGCAGAGCCGATCCCGAGGCGGGACAGGGTTAATCCGCGCCGACAGGTGTCTCACCGGGCACCCTTGGACGGGGGTGGGCGGTTATACCGCCGCCCCCGTCGGTCCGCCCCCTCCAACGGTCTAGCGTGCTATCTTGACGACGGAAGTGGATAACAGCCCTTGGGCCTTCGGCGGCTTCGGTCGTCGCAGAGCGCCCTACCCGGTCGGCCAGGGCAGAGCCGTAATGCTTCGGGCGGCAATCCACCCCCACCTCGCCTATTGGCGGCGAAACGGTCTCCTTGGGTAAGAGACGAAGCGACTGCCCCGGCCCGAGGTCGGGGCAGTCGTTCGCCCCCCCCCGGCTGAAGGAGCTACTCCCGTGGCGCTTGGTACTTCACCAAGTGGCTTGCGCCCAACGTCGCCGCAACCACCGAGGGGACCAGGATCAACGGGTTCTTTCCGCCTTCGCTGATCAGGTAGTAGGCCAGCACCCCGAAGGCGACACCACACAACAACAGAGCGAGGCTCGCAAGGTCCACCCGCCTTCGACCTGGGCGTCGTTTGCCAACTCGCAGACCCCTTCGGATCGCCTTCTCCATGGGTGGCACCCTGGCCCCCCCTTAGGTCGCAAAAAAAAGAGCGATAGCGGGGTCGTCCGTGGCGCCGGCGCGCAAAAACCAGATCGAGCGGGTCGGGGTGGCGGCTCGACAGCTCGCCTTCATCCGCTCGCGGGTCGGCGGGCGGCTAGGGCGGGCCAGGCGGGCGGCGGGTCGGCGGGTCGGCGGCGGGGGTCAGCTGGGTGGTCAGCAGCGGGTGGGGTCAGCAGCGGGCAGCAGGCGGGGGATGGGTCAGGGTCAGGGGATGGGGATGGGGATGGGGATGGGGATGGGGATGGGGATGGGGATGGGGTCAGCGGATGGTCGCTCACCATGCCCGTGACCGGATGCGGGTCAGGATGGTAGCGCGGGTGAGGTTCCCCCGTGTGGCACCTTCGCTGCGGTTGCACGCCGCGTGCGCTGGTCCCAGGTAGGTGTCACGGGTGGGCCCGTGTGCCAGGTCCCACGGTGTACCCGGCTGTATCCACCGGGTGGGCATGACACACACCGCCTCGCTGCACTGCGCCCTACCTGCTGCCACTATGCGTTCGTACTGCTGCCGTATGCGTCGGTGCCTGCTGCCGTAGCCGCGTGCGGTGGTGCTGAGGGTGGCACGGCGTGGCACTGTCGTGCGCTAACGATTAGCTGACCGTCGATGTGTCGTGCGACCGGCTCACGGCCGGGCCTGACTCGCATCGTTGGCTGTGGCTGTGGCTGTGGCTGTGGTCCGCTGAGAGGTACAGGCCGATAGCTTCCACCAGAGCTTCTTGGAGCTCCTCCTCGTTACTGCCTGAGGCGAAGCATCCGGGGAGCTCCTCAACTTCAGCCCACAGGCCGCCGTCCTCGGGGTGAATGCGTAGCACCTTAGCTGGCCACTGCGCCGACGGTGACTGAGCTGGCGGCGGAGTAGGCGAGCAGGACGGTGCCGTTGGCGATGGTGCTTGCGGGTGGCAGGATCTCGGTGTCGCCCACGGCGCATGTGTAGGCCACGGAGTGGGTGAACCCTTGGGAGCACACGTTCTGTCCGGCCAAGGTGACTGTGACAGGGCCCGCTGAGCCGTTGCGGATGGTGATAACGGGCCTGGTGGCTGTGCCTGTGGCGACGGTGTCGCCACCTGCTGAGGCCGCGGCGTAGGTGACAACGTTTCCGGTGCCGGTCTGCACGTTGATGGTCGCCATGTCGGGGTCCTATTCTGGGATAGTGCTCAAAGAGCTAGGAGTGTGGTTAAGGCCGAGGGCGCATACTAGAGAACATGAACGCGACGGAGGTCTCACACGTCCCGCCTGACTTCATCACCGTCTGGGAGTGCGAGCCGCCCCCCGACGGTGCGCCGTTCCGGGTCCTCGACGAGGAGTGGACCGACGACTACCACGAGCGACACATCCGCTCTTGGTCCGGCGCCTGATGCCGGGGTCCTAGCGTCGTCTGTGGTGGTGTCGCCCGGCGGCGAGGTTGCGTTGTGACGCCGCCTTCTGGGCAGCGGTTCTGGGTCGCGATCGGGCCCTAGCGAGGTTGAGCCGCGAGGCTGCTTTCTGAGCGGCGGTTCTGGGCCGTGCCTTGGCAACAGCCCGGGCGAGTGCCAGGTTGGCTTTGGATGCCGCATGCTGCCGAGCAGTCTTGGGCCGCGTCCTGGCGATAGCGCGGGCCAGTGCCAGATTCGCCTTGGACGTTGCGAGTTGCCGCGCAGTGCGTGGTCGTGTTCTCGCGATGGCGCGAGCACGGGCGAGGTTCGCCCGGGCCGCGGCTAGCTGCCGGCCGGTTCTGGGTCGCGTCCTGGCGACAGCGCGGGCCTTGGCGAGGTTCGCCCGGGCTGCGGCAAGTTGCCGAGCGGTGTGTGGCCGGGTTCTGGCGACAGCTCGAGCTTTAGCAATGTTCGCTCGGGCTGCAGCGAGCTGGCGAGCAGTCCTGGGTCGGCCTTTGGCTGCGGCTCGACCTTTGGCGAGGTTCGCCAGCGCAGCGGCGTGCTGTTTCGCTGTGCGCCGACGGCCGTGGAGGGCGGCGCGGGCGTGGGCGAGGTTCCGTCGCGCCGCGGCGGAGCGGGCCGCTGTGGCCCTGTAGGCGGCGTGCCTGCGGTGGGTGGGCCACGCCACGACTAGCCCAGCCACCGTTCGAGCAGCGCGTGTGCCTGGTCGACGTCGAGTTCGGGTCGGGCGTAGCCGGGCGCGAACGAGGCGGCTTCGAACGCTGCGAGCTGGACGGCGCCTCGCGTCCACGGCTCGTAGGGTACGGGCGTGTCGTGCAGCAGCGCCGCCTGGTATTCGCCGTGGGTGCGCAGCAGCTGGTAGGCGTGGTCGCGGACCCGGTCGCGGACGACCTCGGCGATGACCTCGCCGTGGTGGGTGTCGGACAGGGGCCGCGCGAGGTCGTGGATGAGACCCACGAAGCCGAGCTCGTCGCTGACCCGCAGGCCTAGGGCGCCTACGCGCAGGGCGTGGGTGAGGCCCGAGATGTGGTCACGGCCAGGGTTGGGGTCGGTATATCGGGCGGAGATACGGAGCAGTCGCACCATCTCGCTGAGACGGCTCATGTCAGCGCCAGCCTCACTTCAGCGGCCCCGCGTCCTGACGGCCGAGGTACTCAGGCCTTCCGGTGCCGTTGTAGACCGTGCCCAAGCCGGGCGGGAGGATGCCGCCGTTGTCGAACCTGGGCTGCTCAACGCGCGGCCGCAGAGTCGACCACTCGACCGACACGTAGACCAAGCGCCTAGCGAGGTCAATCTCGGTCACCCGTCCTTCGCCGGTGAGGTCGCTCTCACGCTCGAATACCTCGACCGCGTCGCCGACCTGAAGGCCCGTCAGTGCCCCTTGAACGTCCTCAAACCCTGCGTAGGTCCCGTTGCCGCGAACCCGGACGTTTGGATCAATCGCGATCCTGAGCATCAGAGCCGGCTCATGTCACGGGTAGAGCGCCCGCACGTTGGCGCGGTCGATGGTGTCCGGCCCGGGAGGCGGCGGGTTCTGCTGGTAGGGCGCCATGATCGAGTTGCGGTCGGTGGTGTTGTGTCCCAAGCCGAGGCAGTGGCCCGTCTCGTGTTCTAGTACGGCTCGCATGCTGTCCGCGTAGCCTGTGTTGACGACCTGGACGGTGCAGGACCCGTCCGAGTAGCGGATGCCACAGCCGATGATCTGACGGCCTGCATGGTGACTGCCTGTGCGGGCGCAGGGAGAATGAAGGCCACAGGGACGGCGACGATGGCAGCCAGGGCGACGCGGATGCGGACCATTGAGTTTCCTTTGCTTTCCTGCGCCGGCCGGGCATGGGAAAGCCCCGGCCGGGTGGGTCGGGGCTTTGGGTCTGCCAGTAGAGACACCTCTGGCAATGGGCTCACTATAGGTCACACCTGTCCCAACGCTCAACAGGCGCCCCCGCGACACGCCGTTTATGATGCTGCCCGGTCTGCTTGCCGCTGGGTTCGCACGACCCGCAGCCGTGCTGCTTCCCGTTCCGCCATCGCTACCCGTTCGGGGCGGCACTCGGGGCATTCGACGCGGTAGCTGAGGTCGTCGGGGTAGCCGGTTGTGTCCTCGTCGGCGCGCCAGTGCCGTGGGCCGCGTAGGTGTTCGGCTGCCCATTCGGCCCAGATCGCGAGCCGACCGAACCGGCCGTCGTCGTCGGACCACGTTTCTTGGCATTCGACGCAGACGGCGATGTTGGGGTTCATGCGGGCGCGGATGGTGCCCCATCGTTCGCATTTCTCTTCGGGGCAGGGGATGTCGGGGGAGAAGGGTGGCCCGTCGTGTTGGGTGAGGACGCGGGCGGTGGTCCACCAAGCTTTGACGGTCCGGTGGGGGCGGTCGCCGATGATGCCGGAGAGACGTTCGAGCCGGGTTTTGAGGGGGAGGGTGGGTATTCCGTGGGTGGTGGCGAGGTCGGCGGATTGTCGGCCGATTCGTTCGAGGAAGGCGAGGCAGTCGATGCGGCCTGCGGGTTTTGAGCCGTAGGCGGCGCGGAACACTTCTCCGGTGATGGTGGTGCCGGTGATGGTGTCGTTGATTTGGTCGAGTAGGGGTTCGTGGGTGACGTGGTGGATGCGGGTTGTGGTGCGCCAGCGTCCGTCGTCGCCTTGGACGGGCTGGTTGACGGTTTCGCTGGTGGTGAAGGGTCGGGTGAGTTCCCGGATGAGGTCGGCGGCGAGCGCGGGTGGGCGGTTGGCGCTCACGACTCGCCCTCCGACTCGAGTCGCCGTTTGATCTCGGGGAGGAAGTGCGCGCCGTGACGTTTCACGTCCGCCGCAGATATGCGCCACTCGAGCACGGGCTGCACAGTCCGTTCCGGATGGCGACCCCGTCGCACTCGTCGCCGTCGCAGAGCATCCCCAGCTCTCGCCAGTGCCGGGTCGCGCGCGGGTCGGGGGGGACCCCGACCTGGGCCGCCATTGCCACCGCCCACACCAAACGGGCTTCGACCTCGCCGCGGAGTTTGGCGCGCCGGGCCTCGAGGGCGTCGATTTCGTCGAGGAGGTCGTTGGCGGCGCGGGTCAGTTGGGCGACGATCCGGGCTTTGGGATGCCAGGGGATGCGTGCCGCCCACTCGTCGGGGCTGATGGGGGTCATGCCGGTTCCGCCGCGACCTGAACGTCCACGAGGGAGCCGTCACGCCGAGTCCACTGGCGGCACCAGTGGGCCTTGACCCGCAGTGCGGCGACCGTTTGCGGCTCCCACTCCCGGATGGTGTCCAGGTCGTATCCGTCGTCGTCCCAAACGATCTCCACCCACCGGGCGTCCATCATCGCGCGACAGTGACGGCAGTCCTTCCACGTCCACGCGGTGTCGTCGAAGCCTGCGCCCTTGACGTACTTCTCGCCGACTCGAATGGTCCGGCCGCACGTGTCGCACTGATGCTCCTTGCGGGCGGTCGGGGTGGTCCTCACGAACTGGATCATGCTCGTGCCTCCTTGAGTGCGTTGTATTCGTCGCGGCGTTTGCGGACCGCGGCCTGGTAGTCGGCTTTCGCCGCGGTCAGCGTGTTGCGTGCAGCGGCTGCGAGGGCGGCGTGGTCGACGCCTTCGGACGCAGCCCGCTCGCAGGGTTGGCAACGGCCGGCGGGCGCGGTCGGATGGTCGGTGCAGCGCATTGAGGCGGCGACGAACGTCTCGCCTTGCGCTTGGGTGGCCCGCCACCATGGGCCGGCTTCGAGGAGCCGCGCCGGGGTTTGGGTGAGGGGGTCGGTGGCGACCCAGGCGAGCGCGACTGCGACGTCGCGGTAGGGCCGTCCGCAGACTTCGGGCTTGCTGAGGAATGTCATCACGGAGGCGACGGGCCAGTCGGGTCTCATGGCGTTGGCGGCGGCGGCGAGGCGCTCGGCTTCCGTCTTCGTCATCGGAAGCGCCTCAAATCCAAGAACGTTTCCGGAGTCTCTCCGGACGAACTTGCCGCTGCCGCATTGGACTTGACTAACCTACTCTTAACTAAACTACTCTGTCGTGGAGTCATTCAGGACACCCTCCTGATTAGTTCCGGCATCGCTCCGGAGTCGTTCCGGAACTTGTGCAGAGCCTTGTCGTCGTCAATCTGGAACGACGCCCACGCTTCCGGCTCGTGTCGCTGGCACGGCGGAAGCTTGGATTTCGTTGGGTGGCTTATCTTTTGGTGCTCTGCCCATGACGTGACGTGGAGCAGTCGGACACCGTTGACGACGTACCGGCAGAGCACTCCGTGGGCGGTGAGTTCTGCCAGGTCGGCCTCTACCTTCTTGTCAGTGACAGAGCGTCTGCGCGGCCACACCGCGGCCTTGATGAGCGTTTCGTCGTCCTCACCTCGTCCAAAGTCGTCCGCCCAACACCAAATGCCGGCGAAAGTGACCATCGTCTGCACAGAAACGGCGTTCATCGTGCCGCTTGTGAAGAAATCTGGGTCGATCATTCGCTTGCGAGTCATCGAGCGGTCTCCGCTTCGTCGTCGTGTCCCTGGGCCCGGTGCGCGGCCAGTTCCCGCCACGCAACCGCCTCGACGGCGGCCACGGACCAGTCGCAGTCGCCGCACCGGACGGCGCCGGGACGGGGGTCGGGTCGGGGGAAGACGCCGGTCGAGGGGTGGACCGCGCCGCCCTTGAAGTCGAGTCCGGGGGTCACGCGCTGGCCTCCCCGAAGTCGAGGACGCCTTGGGCGAGGCGCTTGGCCGTGACCTCGCAGTAGCGTTCCTCGAGCTCAACCCCGATGGCGCGGCGACCGAGACGCTTGGCGGCCACGAGAGTCGAGCCTGAACCCGCGAATGGGTCGGCGACGGTGCCGGTCGTCTTGGCGATGAGTTGCGCCATGAGCGGCACAGGCTTTGGGGTCGGATGGTTTGGCCGGTCCAAGTCGGCGGACATTAGCGGTCGCACAGGCAAGACCGAATCGGACCTGCGGCCGACGAACCCAGATCCGAGGACGTAGATCTCCTCGTGCGTAGGCGCCCACGGCATAGATAGGTCACCCATGCCGCCTGCGCGGATCTTGTGCCAGACCAGAACGGCCTTCACCTTCGCGGGCCGCTCAACCCGCCAGGTGCCGAACACAAGAGCTGGGCGATCACCACCCCACATCTGCAGGCAGTCGGTCCGTGCGGTAGTGGTGTCAGTGTCGCCGGTTACGGGCCGCCCTATCTTGGTGTTCCGTTTGTCGCGGTTCCGGTTCGATTCGTAGGCCATCCCGTAGGGCGGGTCAGTGATGAGCACGTCGGCCTCGAGCCAGTCGGTGACCTCGAGGCAGTCGCCCAGGTAGAGCGCGACGAGGTCGTCGGAGTAGTAGGGCGCGCTCACGTCGCCTCCTCAACCTCGTCGTAGTGGTAGCCGCGGATGTGGCCGACGGTGGGGCGTAGGTGGGCCCATTCGGTGCAGTCGCAGTGCCGGACCCAGACCGCCCAATCGCCGTTGTGAACCTCGGCGACGACGCCGGTGGCGTGTTCGGGCTGGTCGGGTCGCAGGACGCGGACGGGCGTCCCCGGCGGCAGGTAGGTGCTCACGGTCCCTCCAGCGTCATGCGGATGGCCTCGGCGACCATGCACCCACGGAGGTCGGCGGGCGTCCGCGGACTGAGCCTGGTCGCACGCGTCGGCGAGCGCCCGGACGCGGGCCAGCGCCGCCAGCGCCTCGTCCCGTTCCCGCTCGGCCTTCAGGAGGTCTTCGATCGGGACCCATGCGGCGGTCACGTCGGCGCTGAGGGCGGGCTGCTCGCTCATGACGCCTTCCAGCACTCGCGGATCAGCGCGTAGGTGTGCGGAGCCGCCCCGCCGTGACCACCGTCGAAGACGCCGGGGAACTCAATCTCAGCCACCGCGACGATGTCGTCCCACGCCTCGACGAGTCGCGCCCAGACCGGCGAGCGTTCGGCCATGTGCGGCATGTCAGCGCGGAGGCTCGGCACGGCCCGGAGCAGCATTTCGCAGCGGCGGAAGTCGCTCGAGTCGTAAGGCTCAGTGGGCCAGTGCGAGTAAGGGAGGAGGCCGGTGAGGGCCTTCACGATGGCGTTGGACGAGTCGCCGCGCTCGCCGCTTGCCAGCCAGTCGACGAGGCCGGGGTGCGCTTGGGCTGCGACCATCGCTGAGCCGCTTTGGCCGCTCATGAGGCCTCCTCGGCGGCCCGCTTGTTCCAGTCGCCCGCGTCGGCCTCGAGCATCGCGATGACGACGCCCACCTCGTCGGACGAGAGCTCGTTGCTGGAATCGACGGTCCGCCCGATGGCGTTGGCGATGTACGCGAGCCGGTTGCGCCGCCCGGAATACGACTTGGGGTCGGAGTTGAACCCGGCGTCGCGGAAGGAGGCGAACATCTTGGACCGTTTCGCGGCGGTCGGTTCCGTGCCGGGTCGGGGGCGTGGCGGCGACGGGGCGGCCTCAACCTCACCCGGTGGCTCGGGCGTCGCAGAGGGAGGCGCCCCGGCGCCGGTCTGGGGGGCGGGCTCCGGCCAGGGATCGTCGTCCGGCCAGGGGTCGAGGTCCGGCTCCGCGGGTCGCGCCGCCTCGATGGGCTTGCGCTGCGCTGTCGCCTTCGCCTCGGCGCGTCGCACGGTCGACGTCGGCTCACTGGTCAGCTCCATCTCCTCGACGGAGAAGGCGAGCCCGGCGAGCGCGTCGGGGGCGATCTGCCGGCACACGTCAGCGGCGGCGCGGGCGTACAGCATCGCCTCCGGGTCGGTGACGTACTTCTTGTTCAGCGTGTACCCCGCCTTCGTGGCGCGTGCGGTCGTCCACGTCTCCTCGGTCGTGTGGTTCGACCCGCGGCGGCGACCGGCGACGGTCACCTTGGCCGGCGACTTCTCGACCGTCCACACCTCGTGCCCGTGGTGCATGACGAGCGCGACCATCGAGCGGGCGTACATGGACGGTTTGCCGCTGATGACGTAGATGTTCTGAAGCGCCTGGGTCGGGGTGAACCCGATCTCGTCGCCGTAGAGGATCGCGGCAGCGGCCTCCTCAGGCTTGCCCCGGAACGATGCGGGGACGAACGCCGTCTGGCAGAGCGCGGACCCGATGCGGTGCGCGGCGGCGAGCCCTTCCGCCCAGGCGACGAGCCGCCCACCTGTGGGGTCGCTCGAGTGCTGCATGACCGGGGGCGCGAGCGGCGCGCTGCCCTCGTAGGTCGTCAAGCCTGTGCTCATGCGGCACTTCCGTTCTCATCGTTGGCTGTTGGTGGGTTGAGTTCGTCGGACTTCCAACCGCTCTTCATCTCACCGGCGGTCCGGGCCACGTAGGCGATGTGCAGGAACGCCTTGTGGATCTGCTCGTCGGCGCGCATCTCGTAGACGGAGTAGCCGTCCTCGCGCAGGTGGACGCCGATTGCGCCGTCGACCGTCGGCACTGGCTGCTCGACGCCGTCGGCGTCGACGTAGAAATCTGCGTACCTATAGGCGGCGAGCTGGAGACACGTCTCCGGCCAGATACCTGACGCGGAGGTCTTGAAGTCCCCGATCAGGGTCCGGCCGTCCTTGACCTTGCCGATAAAGTCGAACGTCCCGGCGTAGTTCCATTTCCGTGACGCCACAGGGGATTCCGTGACTTGCGGCGTCAGGCCCCAGTCGTCGAGGAAGTCGACGCACCCAGCGACGTAGCCGGACAGATGCTCGGGGACGTCGACCTGTTCGCCGTGGATCAGCTTCTCGGCCAGGTCGTGGACGTCGGTGCCCCGGACCGCGGCGGTGTCCCGCTTCTGCCAGGGCATCTCCTTCAACGCGGCGACCATCGGCCCGCGGCCCATCTCCCAGAACCGCTCGACGTCGGAGCGGTTGTCGGCGACGAACTCCGCGACGGTCTTCGCGGACCAGTACATGAGCGCCGGCTTCGGCAGGCCCTTGCTGATGATGCCTGTCACTCCGGGAACGGGCTTGCCATCCAGGACGTAGGAGTGGTTGCCCGGCCGGAAGACGAGCCCTCGCTTCACCATGCGTACACCCCGTTCGCACGAGCAGTCTTTTTCCAGGCGAGACGACACTTTGCGACAATGCCGCCGCCCGGTCGGGTCTACGTAGGTGTTTTCCTCAGAGAATGGATGCCCCTGTGGGCAGACGGTCTTGGCGCGATTGATCGCGGCTGGCCCGTTGCTGCGATAGGTGTTGACCGCCGGAGTCACAGCCTCAAGGTGGTCGGGGTTGACACAGAGGCGCACTCGGCACAAGTGGTCAAGCTGTAAACCCGTGGGCACGGGTCCCTTGTCCAGCATGAACATGACGCGGTGCACGAGCCGGTTAGTGCCCTCGAACCACACCTGGCCATACCCGGTGCGCTTGTTCATCGTCCCGATCCAAAGCCAACAACCGTCCTCTTGCTTGGCGACGTGGCTGAGTACGCGCAACCTGTCCTTTTCGCACTTCATGGCGTCCCTTTCTCGAACTGCGCGGGCCGTAGCACGGGCCGGCGTTTCCCGCCGCCAGTTCTGTTCGTGTCAAATCCCCAGCCGCGGGGAAGGAGGCTGGCACGGCGGGGACGCGTGGACCGCGTCGAAGTCGCGCCAGTGCTCGGCGAGGAAGTGCAGCGCGTCGCCCTGGTGGAACTCGAACGGGTAATTCGGTTGGGGCGCGATATCCACGCCGACGACGTCGAACCCGGCACGGTGGTAGCCCATCGCCGCGCCACCGGCACCAGAGAAGAGGTCAACCATCTTTGGCCGCCTCACCGCTCGCCCCGCTCGAACGCGGCGAGGTCGGCGTGCAGCCGCTCGATGGCAACGTTGTCGTAAACCTCGGTGCCGCGTTGCCGCTGCCCACAGTTCAGGCAGAACACGATGTCACCTAGGTCACTGAACCGGGCGAGGTCGTGGTGACCTTGACGCAGGCAGGACGCCTCGCTGGCCCGCTGGCGGAACGCGGCGTGCAGCGCCTCGATGTCGTCGCAGCCGGGTTCGATACGGTTGGCGACAGCGGCGGCGCGGCAGAGCAGCCACGCGAGCAGCCAGCCGAGGACGGTCACCCCGCCGAGGACGAGGACGAGGGTGCGGGCGGGACCGTCGATCAGGGACCCCGTGTCGCTTATGGCGGGGGTCATGACGGGCCGTTCGGGTATTCGTGGCCTTCGCTGGCTGCCAGTGCGGCGTCGGGGAAAGCGTAGGTCCCGGGCGACTCGGCGCGGCAGGTGAAGCACTGCCAGCCCCACCGGATGACCCCGCCCAGGAATGAGGTCTCAGTGAACGCCTCGACACGGTGGGCGGGGCCGTCGATCAGGGAGGCGTCGGCGATGGCGGTCATGCCTTGGTACGTCATCGCTGGGCCTCGATCCATGCGAGGTAGGTGAGGTTGGCATCGAGGCAGGCCACGATCTCGGCACCGGTCCACCCAGCGCCCATCTGCTCGAGCGCCTGCGCGATGAGAGCTTCGAGGTCGGCGTACAGGGCCGCGGGCAGCGCCATCACGCCGTCGCCTGAGCGCCATCGATCGCGGCGATGACGTCCTCATCGTTGAGGTAGGCCTTGACGCCGGCGCGCAAGTCTCCGAGGGTGTTGCTCGCGCTGAAGAGCGCGTCGACATTCCGCACGTCCTGGGGGTCGAGCACGCTGCAGGCCCAGTCGGAGAGATGGCGAGGTCGTCCACCGGGCCCTTCGAGAAGTCCGGCTCGCCGCGTCGCTACCCATTTCTGCCCGTCGAGAGTGGCCATCCACCCGGCGAGGCAGTAGGTCGTGCCGCAGGCGGTCCTGTCTTGCCAATAGCGCTGGTCCCACGTCTCGGGGTGCATCTCGATCTGCGCCATCGCGGCAACGAGAAGGTCCTTCGGGTCGGTGAAGTTCCGCATGCTCATGCGCTTGTTCCTCTCAAGGCTGACGTGCTGATCTGCGAGCGCATCGCGGCGGTCAGCAGCAGGTCCACGTCGGACTCATCCAGCCGCTCACCGTGGACGAGGACCCGGTCGCGACCGTCGAACTCGGTCTTCGCCTCGCGCAGGTCAACCACGCCCGCCACGCACTCCGGGCCGGCGCCGACCTGGAAGACGACGTGGCCGAAGACGGCGGAGAGGACGGTCAGGCCGCCAGCCGGGTCGCAGTAGCCGGAGCAGACGTGGCTGGTGTCCCGTTCGGCGTCGTCTGCGACGTCGGCAAGCGTCATCGGGTTCTCATCCGGCTCGGCGTGGGCGGCTGCCCACAGCCCGGCGTCGGCTTCCGTGTGGGAGCCGTAGTCCTCGGTGGTCATCTAGAATCTCCTTAGTTCGTGAGGCCGGTCGCTCTTGTCGGGGTGCCGGCCTCCGGCATGTCGGGTGGTGCGACCCCGGCGCGGGTGGGGACTTGGGCGGTCGCGCCCGCGCCGGGGCAGTCAGCGAATCCAGACCCACTCGGGCAGCAGGTTCGAGCGGCGGCCCTTGTTGTGCAGTCCGGCGAGGTGGCGGCGCTAGGCAAGCCGGCGGCCTTGGCAGCGAGCTCAGTGGAGCGCGGGCTGCGTTGGGAGGCCTTGGTGTCACGTGACGCCAAGGCCTCCCTTCCGGCGAAGATCTCGCCACCCAGCTGTGCACCCACGGCCCTCCGCTCAACGGCGGCGGGCTTCTCCAACTCCTCGATCTTGCGGGCGTATGCGACCTTCTCGGAGAACGTCATCTCCTTGCGGCACGTGTTCTCGTCCCGCTCCGCCCGCGCCATCGCCAAGGCGTCGTCCTGAGTCTTGGCGATGGCGAACGGGATCGTCTCCAGACCGACCTGCCGACACGCCTCTACCCGCCGACCGCCGCATAGCAGGCGGTGGTCGGGCATGACCGCGATGGGCGAGAGGACGCCATGCTCACGGATCGACTCGATGAGGTCGGTCAGATCGCCGTAGTCCTTGCGGGCGCGCTCGCCCACGATGACGTCGCTGATGAACATCTCGCTCATGACGCTCGCCTCGTCCTGCGTCCGTGGACGTCCGTCAGCACCGGGGCGCTGACCTCGTGGGCCGCCTCGATCTGCCGGACGTGCTCGTCCGTGAAGCGGACGTACCGGCCGAGGCGCAGGTGTGGGAACTTCCCGGCCCGGACGCGGCGCATGACCCACTCGCGGGGGACGTCGAGGCGCTGGGCGAGGTCGTCAGGGCCGTGGTAGGTCACGAGGCGACCGCCATGACGTGGCGTTCGCGAAGGAGGGCGCCCACTGGCACGTCAAGAGCTAGCGCAAGACGATGTGCTAGTTCAGGGCTGGCGACCTTCTCCTCAGTCTCAAGGTTGGCGATGTGAGAGTAGGACGCGGGCTTCGCACGGTCGGCCAGCTCCTGCCGAGACAGTCCTCGTAGGACGCGGAATGCGCGGAGCGCATCGCCGTTCAGGACGACGGTCGGACGGCTTCTCGAAGGCATGGTGCCACTATGGAAGAGATAGGAAGAGAAGTCAAGTAGGTGACGGAAGAAAGTTCGAGAAGTGGTGTCTTCGCAGGTCAGGGCTGGTTACGCGTCTGTAATTTCAGACGCGCCGTTTAGGGTTCCTCTCGCCTGACCTCTTCTGGTCGTCGCTGGACTCTTCTGGGTTATTCCGGTGGAATGGCGTCATGAACAAGCGGACTCAGGCTGAGTGGCAGGCCATCGGCAATCAGGTCACAGAGCAGCGGCTCAAGGCGGGATACCGCACGATCCAGCAGCTCGCGGATGCCGTGCAGATCAGCGCCAAGACGCTCGGCGGGCTGGAAGCCGGGCGCTCCGTGAGCGAAGGCACGCTCTACGACGTGCAGCAACACTTAGTCTCGGCTGTCAGCGGCGGCGACGATGATGAGGCGAGCACCGACACTCTCCTCTACCAGCGGCCACAGGGGCTCTCGGACGAGAGGTGGGAAGAGATCAGGCGGGAAGGCTTTGACTTCATCGAGTACCAGATCGACCGGGCCACCCGTGAGCGGGGACCCTTATGACCCGGGCGCCGACATGCTCGCGCGGTACCCGGGGTGGGTGGTCCGCTGGCGACGCATCGCCCCGATCCCCGAAGTCCTGTGCGTCCGGCGTCGCGTCGTCCTGGTCGACCGAGACGGAGACTGGCCGACCAGACGGTGCGCCCTCGCCCATGCGGTCGCACACATCGACCTCGGACACCTGCCCGACAGCGGCCGTCAAGGACGACGGTATGAAGGCGAGGCCGACCTGCTGGCCGCGCAACGGCTGATCGGTCTCGAGCGGCTGGGCGACATCCTGACCTGGGCGTTGGGCCCGGATGAGGTGGCCGCCGAGCTGGATGTGACGGAGCACATGGTTTCGGTACGTATCAGGGGGCTGTCGCCTCTTGAGAAGCAGACGATCGAGCAGATCGTCGAGAGGACAGAGGGAGCAGCATGAGCAATCAACCAGAGGCCACGCCGCGAACAGGGAAGGGCTCGGGAGGGCCGCGCAAGTGGTGGCTTCTGCCGACCATCGCGGCACTGTTCATCGGCATCGGCCTCGGCGGCGTGGGCAAGAGCGAGGGCACGACCGGGACGGCTGCGACCTCGACCGGGACGGCTGCGACCTCGACCGTCACGGCAACGGTCACGAAGGCGGGTGCTACAGGCTCTCCGGCGGCTACCGTCACGGCCCCCGCGGTCACGGTGACAGCGCCAGCCCCGGCGCCCGTGACAGCGCCAGCCCCGGCGCCCGTGACGGTGACCGCGCCGGCTGCGCCCGTGACGGTGACCGCGCCGGCTGCGCCAGCGGCGCCCCCACCGGGGCCAGGGGCGTCAGTCGGAGATGGGGTCTACGTCGTCGGGCAGGACATGCAGCCGGGCACCTACCGGGTGAGTGCGGCTGTCACGGACGGTTGCTACTGGGCCATCACGAAGTCCGGCTCCAACGGCGCCGACATCGTGCAGAACGACCTTCCAAAGGGCGGTTTCCCCCAAGTCACGGTCAAGGCGGGTCAGGACTTCAACTCGGAGCGTTGCGGGACATGGGTCAAGAAGTAGACCCCGACGACCTCGAGCGGGTCCGCCTCGCGGCCGCACAGTTCCGCTCCGAGCCCGCGCGCGAGCGGGAGATACACGACCGCTTCGGGAACGTGACCGCGTTCTGGCAGCGGGTCCGCGTCCTCATCGTCACGCCGGAGATGATGGAAGCCCTGCCGGTCCAGTGCCGGATGCTGCGAGAGCGGATGGACCGGCTCAGCCGCTCCCGGTCAACGCGGGTGTGACGTCCGGCAGGAATGCGGCAGTGGCGGCGGCGAGCGCGTCGAAGTCGGAGCGGGCCAAGTGGCCGTACCGGTCGATGGTCGTCGTGATCGACTCGTGCCCGAGGGTCCGCTGGATCGTCGGCAGCGGGACGGCGGACTGGATCGCCCACGAGGCGAACGTGTGCCGCAGGTCGTGGATGCGCGGATGCTTCCCGTCGCCCAGCTCGATCACCTTCCCGCCCGCGACGACGTCACCGGCGAACGCGTGGACGGCGGGCCGCCACGTCCGGCCCCAGAACGAGCGCGCCCTGACGGGGCCGCCGCGCTCGTTGGTGAACACGAACGCGGCGGGCTTGCGGCCCTCGGTGAGTGGGCGGATGGCCTGGACGACCTGGGGTTGCAGCGGGACGGTCCGCCTCGAACGCTTCGTCTTCGTCGGCCCGAGCTCGTGCACGGCGGACGAGCCGGTGTGCTTCCACGCCTGCCGCACCCGCGCCTGCCGGCCGTCCAGGTCGACGTCGGCGACGGTGAGAGCGGTCACCTCCCCGAATCGCATGCCGGTCCCGACGAGTAGCAGCACGAGCGGCTGGTAGCGGGGCGGGATGTGGCCGTAGAGGCGGGCGAACTCCTGCCGGGTCAGGAAACACATCTCGGCCGACGCGGTCCGGGGCAGCCGGATGCCGCGGCAGGGGTTCTCGAGGATCAGCTTGTCCGCGACGGCGCCGTTCATCGCGGCCGAGAGCAGCCCGTGCCGGTTGGCGACAGACTTCCCGGCGAGGCCCTGGCCGGCGAGCCGGTTGACCCAAGCGGCGACGGCGTCCCGGTCGAGCATCGCCAGCGGCAGGGGGCCGATGTCCTGCATGTCGTTGGCGAGGGTGCCGCGGTAGGTCTTGCGGGTGCCGTCGGTGACCCCGGTGAGGCGTTCGATGTGCTTGGCGACGTACTCCCCGACGGTGCCGACGTCGGGGCCCTGCTCGTCGAGCCAGCGCAGGGCGGGGCCGGGGCCGATGGCGTCGAGGCGTTTCCGCCACTTCTCGGCTGCCTTCGCGGTGGTGAAGGTCACGACCCGCTGCTTGCGGGCGTGGCGGAAACGGACCCGCCACACAGTGCCGCTGGCCGCTGTTTCGCGCTTCTCGATGCTGCTCATTTCTGCATCCTGTCATGGGCTGATGTTCCCTGCTGTTCCCTAGGGATCCACGCTCAGATAAAGATGCAGGTCACAGGCCCAAGAATAGCGGAGGCGGACGGGAATCGAACCCGCCTGACCCGGATGCCGGGTCACACCGGTTTTGAAGACCGGGAGGGCCACCAGGCACCTGTACGCCTCCAGGAGTCACCGTAGTGGGTCGTGGGTAGTGTCGAGCGCATGGACCCTACGGCCGTGACCTACCGGCTCACCCAGTACGCCCGCGGTGGCGGGTGCGCCTGCAAGATCCCGGCCGGTGAGCTCGAGGAGAT